GTACCCAACAAGAAGAACGAGGTCGTTCCCAACAACAAGAAGCCTAACAACAAGAAGAATGTGATTCGTATGGGTAAGCGTCAGAAGATTCTCAATGAAATTTCAAAACACACTAACAAGCGGATTACAAGTCTAAAGGGTCGGGCTGCCAACCCTTTCAGGACGGCGGAACAGTACAATCAGATTGCTCAAAATGTCAAGAAAATGGTCAACCTCGTCGCTTCAGAAAATACATTTAATGCTGGTGCCGAGTTGAACAAACAATTGAACATTGAATCCAATCGTCAAATGAGAAATCAAAACGAGAAAAATTTCAATGCTTCAGCTGAACTCAATAAACAGTTGAACATTAAGGGTAAGGAAATCAACAAGGCGAACACGAATAAGAAGGTTCGCAATGGTGTTGAATTCAAAATCAAGCAGGTGAAGGGACTCACGAATGCTGACATTCAAGAGTTTATGAAGAAATGGGACACATCCAAGAACAAGACGATTTTCAATCAGGCTCGTAAGAGGGGTGCTGGTCGCATCAAGGGTAAAAAGGTAAAAAATGAGAGAAACAAACCCAAAGAAGAGAACAACTTCAATGCTTCTGCTGCTATAAATCAGTTGAATTTGGCACCCAAAAAGAACAGTCTTATGAAGAAAGCCAAAACTGAGGTTGGTCGATTCGCTGGTCGCATCGGTAAATGGGATCCCGCCATTAAGAATGCAAAGAGTAACGCAACTCTCGTAAACCTGGAGAAACAATTGAACAAAAAGATTGAACTTCGTAAAGAAATCCAGATGAGTAAGATTGGGCCAATCAAAAAGCGTGGTCACCTCGAAAAGGTTATGCAACTCAAGAATAATGTGGGTCAGAGACGCAGGACTTTCGAACAGCAATTGACAAACCTGGCACAAAATGCAAAGAAAAAAGAACTTTCAAAATACATCGTGGGTCTGAACATTCCAGCTGAAAATAAGAGTAGGTATGTTAAACAAATGAATAAACCTGGAGCGAACTTAAACCTGATCCGTGCATCAGTGAATAAACAGGTGAATCAAAAGATTTCCAATGCTTCAAAGTCCCTAGTTGCGGGAGCTATTGGTAAGATTCAAGCGAAGGAAAATAAGAACATTGCTAATGCGTCAAAATCTCTGGTGTCTGGTGCCATTGAGCAGGTGAAGAAGAAGGATGCGGCTGCCACTAAGATCCAAGCTGCTGTCAGGGGTAAGAAGAACCGTAATGCTGCTATGAACAAAAAGCGTGCGGAGTTTACAGAACTTGCGAAGAAGACGAAGACAAATTTCAGCAAGAACATTGCTGCTATGAAGAATATGAAAAATGCGTTCAAGTTGAGGGGTCGGATTGAGGGTGCTGTTCGTAAGAATAAGTCTGCTGAAAACGCGAAAACTCTGGGTGGTAAGGTGAGAGTCAATCCATTATTTGAGAATAGCTTCAATGGCGGTTTGAGACTCGGAAACAATAATAATGGCGAAATTTCAGCCGCTGCCCTCACCCCCAAGCCTCCAAATGCACCCAAACCTAACAAGCCTTCGTTTAGGGCCATCGTCCAGAAAAACAAGGAAAAGAGGGTTATGAATGCAGTCAAGTTGGCTGGGAAAAAGGTGGAACTTTCTCGTGCTTCTGGTCCCGAACGTGTCAAGATGGCCAGGAACCTGGCACCAAAGACACAAGAGAATGTCAAGAAGGTTGCCAACGCTGTAAAGGTGTTCAATCGTCAAAGTGCCACGAGTGTTATAAATCGTCTCAAAAAGTTGACACCAGCCGAAAAGACTCAGTACAAGGGTAAAATAGGTCGAGCCAGCACAAAGATTGAAATTAGAGACATTCAAGAGAGTGCAGTAAGGGTGGACGCTCGTAAAAAGTTTGAAGAGGACAAGAAGAAGGAAGAAGAGCGCAAGAAAAAGGCTAATGTGGAAGCTGAGCGAGTACGAAAACTCAGTGAGAAAAAGAAGATTCGCGAAGCCGCTGAGAAGTCTGCCGCATCGGCGAAGAAGATGCTCACTGAGACTGATAAGATGAAGGCGAAAGCCAAGGCTGACAAGGCTTTCAATGACAAGCTCGCCGAAAAGAGGCGACTTTTGAGAGAAAGGGAGGCTAAGTCGGAACCCAAAAAGCGAAAATCTAAGAAAAAATAATGAACATTGACGACGATTGCACCGTAGTGACAGATATGCCCTTGAGTGACGAAGTCGCTGACTTCATTGAAAAGGGTCTCCATAGAGACATGACTGAGGATGAGGCAGAAGAGTGGTGTAACCAAAATTTAGATAATGTGGTAGCCATATATGAGAAGTATCGGGGTACATACTTGTCATATGGACAGGCAGATATGACTCTATTTTTCGCACAGACGATCTATGAGAGAGATGATGCGCGTGATATGATTAGTCAATTTGTAGATTTTCAATAATTAAAGAAAAGTGTCCTTTTTGTGATTTAACGAGTTGTAGATCCTGTTCCCAGAGATACATCGTAGAATCTTTCCAAGATCCACATTGTATGGGATGTAAGACCCTATGGAATCGCGAATTTGTGGATTCATTCTGTACAAGGTATTTTAGAAATACGACACTCAGGCGTCATCGTGAGAACGTTCTATTTGAAAGGGAAAAGTCTCTCATGCCTGAGACACAACCAGAAGTTGAGCGTATCATACAAATGCGTAGAATTCGTATCATCATTAGAAAACAGAAAGAACAATTGATCGAACTTCACAATAGGTACCGAATATTTGAAATAGACGGTCCTATACCTCCTGAAATCCATGTACTTTATAGGGAGATGGAAAATACCTATAGACATCTGGAAGATTTGCGAAGTACCGGGACAATCATGGATTCTGAACCGAGACGATTCGTGCGTCAATGTCCAATTGAAGAGTGTAAAGGATTTCTCAATGAAGAATGGTATTGTGGTCTTTGTGAATGTAAATACTGTAAAGATTGTAATGAGTCACTCACACCTGAACATAAGTGTAATCCAGAAACTGTAAAGACTATGAAACTACTCAACAAAGATAGTAAATCGTGTCCTAAATGTGGAACAGTCATCCATAAGACGAGTGGGTGTGCTCAGATGTGGTGTATATCATGTCATACAGCGTTCAATTGGAGAACGGGTGAGATCGAGACTGGTCGGATACATAATCCACACTTCATAGAGTTCAAGAAGAAAACAATGATGTCCAGGGAACATGGGGATATACCATGTGGTGGTGTTCCATCATTTCGTGAACTGCGAGAAATTGGTGCCACGAATGAGATACTTCAATACGCGATGGTTGTACACCAGGTTGAACGTGAAAATATGTATCTCGACTTACGACCATTTGACAACACACACGTGCGTGTTGCTTACATGTTAAACGATATTTCCGAACGTGAATTCAAACAGTTTTTACAGCGTCAAGAGAAATATACGGACAAATCCCGAGATCTTTCAAATATTTTTGAAATGATGGCCAATACTGGAGGGGATTTGTTGAGACAGTATGTTATCGAACCTGGTCGACACGATGAAATCATCGATCTTTTACAAAAGATTGTCGACTACGGAAATGAAATATTTGATTTAATTCGTAAACGCTATAATTGTCGACTTCCCCGAAATATTTATGTGTGAGTACAGTAGGATGTTACTTTTGGTATTTATCATAATTTTGATTCTTTATATGTTACCAAAATACCCCGCACCTCGTATATTTGAAAAATTCCTCACAGATGATGAATGCGAATATATCATACAGCAAGCGAAGAAGAATATGGAGACATCCATGGTATCGACTGATAAGAAAGTGGATGAGACGATTCGTAAAAGTGAAACTGCATGGTTAAAAAAGGAAGATCCTATGGTTCGAAATATAATGGAGAGATGTCTCACATATACAGATCGACCTTTCGTAAATTGTGAACAGTTACAAGTACTTCGATACGAACCTGGTGGTTTTTACAAACCTCATCAAGATGCATTCGAGAATGAAAATAATATGAGAATGTACACATTTATTTTGGATGACATCCAAGGCTTTACATGGTGGGAAACCTGTAAAGTCTGGAGAGAAATGGATTTGTAATTTGTGGATTAGGAAGTTTTCTTATAACTGATCCTTAACCTTTTCACGGTTCGCCATATGGAGTGCCTCGACATCCGCTTTGTTTTGAGCCGCATATGGAACGGCATAGTGATTGTCACACATCCACTTATTGACATTCGTCCAGGTACCATCTTCACACACCCAAACCTCTGCGAGTACGCGACCAAACTTACCCCTAGAGTCCGCTTCGGGGCATCTGAGTTCGATTTCGATATCATCCTTCTCAGATGCGACCGCCTTTAGACACCATTCTTTGAGCTTCTTCTTCGAGAGGAGACCAAACTTCTTCTCCTCCTTGTCCGAGGTGCGGGACTCGGGAGTATCGATACCTAGAAGTCGAACACGCTGCTTCGTGCATACATCAAAGCCAAGGTCGATGGCGACATCAATGGTATCGCCATCGACAACCTTCTCAAGGGAGGAGACACGATACTTGAAGTTACAGGCTTCGACACTGTAAGAAGACATTTTCTACTCTAAAGACACTTAAAATCTTTATGTTACGTTAAGATATGAAATGTATCGCAACCTTTTCCGAAAATAATTTGTACAAAATCAAATTGACAAAGACTCGTAAGAATGTTCTTGAAGGTATGTACAGACGACCGAGTATATCTGAGACTTCGTTTACGCTTCACAGAAGCGATAAAAGAAGCACAGGAAATATGCGAAGATAACATTGAGTCCCAAGAGTGTCATTGGGCGTGGTACGAGGTGGACGAATTGGAGGATTCCCTCATGCGTCAATGATGACTGTGGGTGGTTCGTCGTCGTATCCATAGAACTTAATAGAAACACCATAGAGTTCATTGAGTCTTGGGTGTAGGTCCTCATTGATGAACCATTTCCATTCACGTAAATCTGTAGAAAAGTATTCACATCTTTCTTCTCCGAAGCTACGTTTGAGAAGGAAGTCTTCGTAGCGAACTTCTTTCATGAGGGAGAAGACTCCCTCCGGTACGGGGACTGTACCTTTTTTCACTGCGTCGAATATGTCTATGATATAGTACCCACGTGCGTCACATATTATGTTCACCTGTAAGTTGGGGAACCCCTTGATAAATGATTCAAAATCGGCGTCACTCGGGAGGGTTGTGAAGATTGTCGGACCAACTTCATCTGGAATCACCTGTAGGAAAGAGGGGTGTGTGTGATATGCTACGGGTGCGTCTTCCCATTCCGTTTCGAGAACGCTTGAGTCGACTCGAGCTCTCTCCTTGGATGTCGCATAGGTGAGACCTTTGTAATTCATAAACCTATCATACTTGACCTTCCCACCATATTCCCAACGGTTTTTAGACGACAACTTACTCACAGATTTCAAATCTCTCACCACGATTTTTGTAATGTGTAACCTGT